ATGGGATTCCACAATTTTACAGGAGGATCAAGTTCGGGATCCGTCATTTAGATAGTGTTGATAGATCGTTTAAACAGTTTTTCAATGAGCTTTCAATCACCAATAAGGAAGTGATCAGGTTCATCTCTCGCGAGTGCGAAAATTATGGCGAGCTTCATGATGTGTTGGTACCAGTGCTCCGGGAGCTTGATCGTACCGGTGAGGATCTAACAGTTGAGAACATTTGCAAAATCTTAAATTTTAGAGGATAATGGCAAAGGCTCTCTCAGTTGATAATTTGATGAATAAGAAGTACCGGGTGTTTGACTTTTCCGGAGCCTGGAGAGATGCATTCTCCACTCCGGAAAAACGTGGGGTGTGGTTCATTTGGGGTAATTCTGGCAACGGTAAAACTTCATTCATTGTTCAGTTGATAAAGTATTTGTCTACTTTCACTAAAGTTGATTTTGTGTCATTAGAGGAGGGATCTAGCTTGACAATGCGTAATGCTTTTGTCAATGCCGGATTTAAAGCTTCAGATAAAAACGTGAGGATCCTTGATGGGTATAATATGGATCTTCTCAAGTCTGAGCTTCAGAAAAAAAGATCTGCACCGATTGTAGTTATTGACTCATTTCAATACACGCAGCTTTCTTATAAAGAGTACATACTTTTTAAAGAGCAATTTAGAAATAAGCTTTTAATTTTCATTTCACACGCTTCCGGATCACAACCATCAGGGAGACCTGCAAAATCTGTAATGTTTGACTCAACACTTAAGATTTGGGTTGAGGGCTATAAAGCATTCAGTAAAGGGCGCTTTATTGGGCCGACTGGTCAATACACCATTTGGGAAGAGGGTGCAGAAAAATATTTACATGACAAAAATGAAAAATATGGAAACTCAAGACAATAAAAGAACACTAAGTCAAAACGCAAAGATACATGCGCTATTTGGGTATTTATTGCTCAAACAGGAAGATCGTGATCAGCTTGTTTATGATATCACTTGTAAGAGGACAATTCATACCAGTGAATTATCATATACAGAAGCACAGGCTTTGATTAAAACCCTTCAGGATCTTGACCCTAATAAAGAGACAAGGTTGACAGCTAGTGAAAAGGTTGACAGATCAAACAACAGTAAATTGATATTAGATCTTGACACAAAAAGGAAGGGACTAATCGCTGCTATTTATAAATGGTTTAAGCTTCAGGGGAAGGTTGTCAATATGGACTATGTAAAAGGAGTTGCTTGCAGAGCTGCCGGTGTTGATGACTTTAATAAAATCAGTGAGGGATCACTCACTAGATTATACGCTGAATTCTGTCGCAAACAACGTGCGAGAGAAGTTATGAAAAATGATGATTGGGATTTATGTCAAAATTAATTTATATGGAGGAAATATTTGAATCAAAAATTAATCAAAAAGTTTGCAAGAGCATAGATTATGGATGCCCATATCACTCTTGCCTTGGCAATTTTTGCCAGTATTCTACAATGCAAAAGGAGCATAGAGTATGGACAAGATCTTGTGAACCTGACATTCGCCAGACATCACCAGGGCTGATCATATTTATGCCTTATTCAAAAGAGGATCGCTGTGAAAAGTGCATCCTTGCAAATTATCCTGAAGAGTGCAATAAGGTTCAATGTAAAGCTGATGAACGTACAGATCGGTTAACCGGTTACTTCAGGTTGTACAGATCCTCTGCTCCAATTGATCAACCGGTTCCAAAAGGAATGGCACTGATTGTGATGTTGATTCTTTTTTCAGCTTCAGTATTATTTTCATCCTGTCTGACCATTAAGGTTACCATTAATCATAAGGAAGATTTGGTTGAGTTAGATTCTTTAAAAGTTGAAAACATTTGGTACTAGTTATGAATAGATCATATACAGATATTGAAATACAATTTATTCGGGACAACATTAGTGGTATGTCTTTTAAAGAGATTGCTTCAGCTTTGAATAGATCTACTTCTGCTGTTAAAAATGCTGCTTATAAAAGAGATCTTAAAAGAGACAATAAGCACGTGTGGACTGCTGAAGAGGATCAGTATTTGAGAGATTTTTATCCGAATGTTGACTCAATACAACTAGCTAACGATTTAAATTTAAATCGTTATGCTGTTCTTAACCGTGCTTATATTCTCGGAATTAAAAAAAGCAATGAGTTTATCAAAGCAATGGGATATAAAGTATCAAAAGATCCTGCATCAATAGCTTTACGCTATAAAAAAGGAAATGTTCCTTATAATACCGGGAAACGGATGCATGAATACTTGAGTTCTGAAACTATTGAAAATATAAAAGCACATAGTTTTAAAAAGGGAAATATTCCGGCTAATACTAAATATGATGGGTATGAGAGAATAAATGTGGATGGATATATTGAGGTTAGAGTATCAAAAGGTAAATTTGTGCAAAAGCACAGGCTTATTTGGGAGGAGCGTCATGGAAAGATCCCTGCCGGAACTAATATTCAATTCCGGGATGGTATTAGACAACATTGTGTATATGAGAACTTATACGCAATTACAAGGGAGGAACAAATGATTGATAATTCAATTAACAATTATCCACCTGAAGCACGCCAATCCCTTCGATTAATAGGAAAAATTTCAAAACTTATAAATAATCAAGAAAATGAAAAAGCAAATTAGTTTAGATGCATTAAATGAGCACATGTTCGAGGTAATAGAGATGCTCAAAAATAACAGTGATCCTGGAGCTTCAGAAAATGAAAAAATTTCAACTGAAGTTGCTAAGAGAGTTATTGAAGCAGGTAAGGTTATCGCACAAACTTACAAAATAAAAGCTGATGTTATTTCTGCTTTAGCTTCAGGAGGATATACAAAAGAGATGAGCAACATTTTACACGACTCAAACTTAATAGCATTAGAGGAAAGGAATTAAAATATTAATCATTAAAACATCAAAATAATTATGACACCAAGAGTAAACAACATTTCAAACATTGAAGAAGATCTTATTAAAAAAATAGTTGAAAGATCTATTCAACTTTTTCCTGATATTTTTAGAACAGAAGTGTATTTATATGTTAGAAGCACGCATTTGTATTGTATAAGGCTAGACCTAGAGAAACTACTTAATTATGAGGATAAATATTTTATGCATGATATTTCAGGAATACTAAATTATTTAGACATTGATAAGTTAGAACTAAAGAACTGTTTTGTTCCTAGATGTGCATCTTCAGAACAAAATATGAGTGAAGAGTCAAGAGAAATTTTAAATGATTTGAGAACCGGTAAAAGTAGTAAAGCTGTTTTCAAATTAGACAAAAATTTTCATGTTTATGTACATGGTAATAAAGATAAATTCAAAGTGGATGAAGACAAAGAAGGAACATTCCTTAAATTATATTTTAATAACATTAATTAGAAAAGCAATGAAAAAATTATTCAAATCAAAGTTAGCGTTTATCGCATTCGTGATCATTTTCACAACATGTTTAGCATTCTTTTACAAGGATTCAGTATCAATTGCTCTATGGACTGGTTCAGTAGGCGGTTTAATAGGGTTTGTGTTCGCTCACTGGTACTGGATCGATAAGATGAAAGATATTCAAGATCAACTTGACGCCAGGATGGCCAGCCCGGAGACGGCTGAATTACTCAAGAGAAAAGAGAATGAACTTTTTGAAGCAGCAAATAGTAATACAAAACTTGTAAATATAATTGGAGAGCTTCAGAACGAGATTGCAATTTTAAAAATACCTCTAAATAAAGTAAGAGCAAAATTTAGATGTAGTGCTATTGAAGACTCACCCGTAAATGAATCTGTAACAGTCTTTTTTTATCCAGTTACTGAAGGATCTGAAGAGAACTTATCATTCTCAAAATACACACCTGCAGGACAGTTAATTTTAACCATTTCTTATGGAACTCCAGCACACAAGTTTGTTAAAGAAAATGAAGAGTATTATTTGGATTTATCAAACGCTAATCAACAATGAAAGTCGCCAATTACTATCCTCAGGAAAATAGATTAGATCTATATGGGGACAATGATATTCTGATCAGAAAGTTCTCAGGAGTTTTAGCGCATTTAAATGCCGTTAAAATCGCCTCCACAAAACGGATCTTATTGTTTATGATAATAGATTCAAAACTTAATAAATTAGCCAACAAAATCAAAGAAATCGCTTAAATATCACAAATTATGTCAAAAGAACAAACCCCGGAGCAAATTGAAGCTCAAAAAAGAAAAGAAGCACGTCAAAAGCGTGAGGCAGACTACAAAACTTATAAAAATTTGGTTAATTCCCAAGTTGAGATTTTGTTTCCACACATTGAAATGATCTCTCAACAAATTGCATCTCTGAAGCAAAATTGTTATAAAAGTTTTGATGCAGCGATTGCATTGAAGCGTGAGTTGTATGGGGAGCGTGTGGATGAAAATTTGGCTCACATGTTTTCAAATGAGAAAAACGATCGTAGGATCACAATCGGCAATAGATATAAGGATGATTGGGACGATACGATTACTGCAGGGATTGATTTAGCAAAACAAAGAATTGAGGAATTAGCTGTTGATGATAACAGCCGGGCATTGGTAAAAGTAGTTCTTCAGTTGCTGTCCAAAAATGCAAAAGGTGAGTTAAAGGCTTCCAAGATCCTACAGCTGAGAAAAATTGCAATTGAACTAGATGATCAAAAAATGATGGATGCAGTTGAGATCATTGAAAAAGCTCATAAACCAACAGTATCAGCAACTTTTATACTTGCTGAAAAGAAGAATGAGCACGGGCTATGGATTACAGTACCACTTTCAGCAACATCGGAGGTTTAAATGGAATTATTTTTAGCAATAGTTTTACCCATCATTGGTGTAATTGTAGCAGTTCCTTTAGTATTTCATTATTCCCGACTCACTCATATTGTTAATTACCATACCAAAGAGATCCATAAAATTGATACAAGTGATCCCAGGTGTCACATCCACAATATGACTCATTGTAGTTATATCACTAGAATTGAAATGCGTAGGCTCCTTAAAAAGGGATATAATGGTTGTCGTCATTGTCTTCAGGAACTTGATACAGATAAAAAATAATATGAACCGGGTCGCTGATCAGGCGACCCATTTAAACAACTACTATGAAAATTTATATTGCAGGTAAGGTTACCGGTGAGGATTTGGGGAAAGTGTTCGTTAAATTTAATGTTCCTGAAGCTGTGATGATAAAGAGGGGACATGAAGTTGTTAATCCAATGAGGATCACGTCTCAGAGATGGTCATGGGAGCGTTGCATGCGAGTGTGTATTGAAAATTTAAGCACCTGTAACGCAATATTTATGCTCAAGGACTGGAAAGAATCAAGAGGTGCAAGAATTGAGCACGAGCTTGCTAAAATTTATGGACTTAAAATTATTTATCAAAAATGAGAACATTTCTATTAACATCAGAACAATTTACCGGGCATATTAAAATAGCTTATGATGATTTTGGCTATTTATCACTCCTTGACTTTTCCGGAGCAGAATTAACCTCACTGCAGCATAAGGCTATTATATCAAGAATCCCAACTGAGGACGTATCAGCTATTCCACTCCTCACTAAAGGTACGAAATCAAAACTTACTGAAGTGAAAGAGGAGGTCACCTTTGAAACCTTTTGGAAAAAGTGGCTTAAACAGTTTGGATCTGAGAACGCCGGTGGTAAGGTACCAGCAGAACGTGCCTGGAATAAACTAAACGAATCGAACAGAGCTGAAGCTTATAATAAGATTCAGAAATATTCACAAACGATTAAGCCGGGCTGTTGTAATTGTGATGGATCTACTTATTTAAATCAACAGCGATGGCTTTAACGAGATTTCAACTGAAGATCTGCAGGGAGGAATACGAACTGATCAACCGCGTAGTTAGCTATGCGGTTGCCTCATTTCAAGTGGTTGACCTTCCATCTCTTTTTGAAAAGGAAACTCTTGAGAACTTCCTGGTTAAATTTGACTCTAAAAAATTCAAGCTTCAGAACAAATATTGCTTCAGTTTTAACGCTGTTGAGCTCTTTGTTTTTATTAAGCATGTTGGATATACCATGAGGCAAATGGGAACCTATGAGGAAACTGTTTATCGAATGTTATATGATCAACAGATTGCTCTTCAGGTTTCGAGAGCGGTGCAGATCCGGATTAATTACTCACATAAAAATAACGTTTAAACAGTATTAAAATGGCATTTAACAGGGTTAACAAATTGAAGCAATATAAACTAATCATTGATATCGTAAATCAACACTTTGTCGAAGGATTGACTCCTTACGCTGCGATCTGGCGGATGTATGTTAATCCTGTTTATCCCATGTCTTACAATAAGTTCATGCAGATTATCAACATGAGCGGTATAGAAAAACAACTAGCTGAAGCTGAAGAGGAGCAACGGATCCGGAAGGAGAGCCGGGAGGAGTTGCCCAATCAGTTGAGCTTGTTTGAAGTCGAAGAGTAAATTTAAAAATTAAATTATATGTCAGATTACACAAGTGCACAATTATTCGGTAATATATTCAGAAGACTTGCCAAAAATCCTACGGATGAACATAAAGAGATTGCCAAAGATTTTTTTGAGCAGAGCATGAAATATGACTTTTGCCATTATCAAATGCATGCCGATGGAGCTTTGATATCTTTAGGATTAGCAAGGGTTGATCTTCAGCGTAAAGAGGTAGTATATAATGAGGTGTAAAGTTTAAATAAAATGATATAAAAAATGCAAATAAGATGAGTAAAGAATTAGAACTAATACAGGAAGCAAATGATTTGATAAGATCATTCAACTGTATTATTGATAGAAAAGGAAAGAATACAGACTGGGATACTATCGGTTTAAAAGCAGCACAAATATTAAATAAACAGATAGTATTTTTAACAAAAGATGAGTCTGAGTGTGAGCACAAATGGGTGTATAGCAGATCAATTGAGTATGGAAGATCTTGCGGCCGTAATTCAAGAGAATACTATCATGCTGACTATTATTATTGTGAGAAATGTTTAGAAGAGAAGGTAATTGAAAAACATCACTCATGCTATGATTCAGAAGTATGGGAATTACCGGAATGGGCAAAAGTAATTAATTATAGATAAAAGGTTATGAATAGAGAGAGAAGAGTTATAATTGTAGGTAAATCACTTTGCGGTGAGAATACTAGAGCTTTAGTAGAAGAAGTATTGAAAACAGAAAAATCAGTAACGGTTATTGTTTGTTCTGATCCAGTTCCGGTACCACAAAAGCCGGAGCCGGTAACGCATCTGTTAATAGACCAACGGGTTTGTGATGATGACTTCTATTTTCCAAAAGGGAGACGACAACGTAAGCAGTGGCAGCGGCCGTATAAGTATCATAAATAAAAAATTAAAGCAAAATGGAAGATTCAGTTGAAAAATATGTTTATCATACCAAAAGAATAAGTAAGATAATTTTCTCTAATGGAAAGCTAAAACGTAAAAGCAGATTGTTTTGGTGGATAATAGAAAAGTTAAGAATTTATTAAAGAAAATAGAATCAATATAGCCTTGAGCGGGCTTTGTAAAACTCACAAATAATATGGAAAATTTTGGCAAAAAAGGTACAGACAAAGTAACAGGATTCTCAGGAGTCATTACAGCAAAAGTCAATTACATGTATGGATGCGCTCAGTATGCTATTACACCACCAGTTAGTTCTGATATGAAAAGAGGAGACGTTGAGTGGTTTGATGAGGGACGTATTGAAATAGGAGAAATGGTTATTGAACCAGGAACAGTTCAAGTAGCAGTTGGTGGATGTGAACGGAGGGAACACCCTTAATATGTTTATCTATACACCTGAAGTAAAAAAGGCACTCGATTGAGTGCCTTTTTTTATTATCTTTGCCCCGAATTACTCCATGTAATTCACAGTGTGACTAGATGCCCCAAAATCGTTTGATTAGGGGCATCGTTTTTTATTCCAAATCAGTATAGATCTGAGTCATATAAGTTACTGTGTAGATCTCGTACTTTTTATCTGAATACACTTTTTTAATGTTTGATCTCTGAAGTGATTGGAAATGATTCCCCTCGAATTGGTTCAACTTTTCATGTACTTTTTCGATAAGATCAAAAATTTTGTAGGAGTCTGCGTTCCCGGAAGCGTTTCCGGATGTTGGTGCGGTCCTGTCAATTGCAAGGGTCACAACAATGGAACAGTCTCCTTCCTGTGCATTTTCAGATAATAGATCGAAGTCGGCATTAACCATGTCGAGCAGTGCGCAAGGGAACTGAACTGGTGGCTGCTCATAGCCTAATTGGCCCCAATCTTTGTCAATATATTTTATTGTTGAAATGGTCTTTAAACGGTCTTGAATTGCTTTTAAAATTGTTTTCATTTTGCTGCATTTTTAATTGATACTATAATTTCTTCTTTCATATATTGTTTAATTGTTGATACAACAATTTCTTTTGCTTCAGGTGACCATCCAACAAACATCCTCCTTGGTATCTTTATTTTTGAGCCGACAGGTTTTAGTGCTAATCCTTTGTATGCTTCAGCTATTTTATTCGCTTTTACTGCACCCTTTGATTTGCTTTGTTTCCCGTTTGCAGTTGCTACTGATCCACCACCGGCTTCATAATACTTAGCCCAAAAAAAGCGCTTCATTTTATCTGTTACAGTGATCTCACCACCGTAATTATGAATCGCTGCATAAACTTCTGAAGATGTAAAACTGAGTGAGCTTTCAGTTGAGGTAGTCATTATTGATCTTCGAAGCTTCCCGGTCTTGATAAGGTTTGAAGCTTCACCGGTATATTTTGCGTCCCATTTTTTAGTGAAGAATGCACCTCGCTCAAAATTGCGATCGAATTCATCTAGAAGTTCAACCTTTAGATCCTCGATAATATTTTTTATAGCATCTGTTGCATTATTCATTTTTTTTTGTATTTTTGCAGAAATATCCTTGTGAATATCGAAGTACAGCGTGCGTTGCTGAGAAGTTATTTATGAGGATATTTTATTTTTTCATAATTGAAGTGGTTTGAATCTTGAATGTGGTGTGGTCTACAAGTGCCATCTTTAAATTCTTTGACAATAAGAATAGACTTTGAACCTAATAAATCAAATTCGTAGTATTTCCATGCAGTGATATCCTTATGCTGAGGATAGCTTTGTTTTATATCATCCGACCAACCTAAATATTTTGCCCTTTCAGCAATCTGCTTTAAATAAAAAACAGAGAGATTTCTTGCGTATGGATAATCATGTGGTTTTCCACTTATTGTTTCAATATCTTTATGAGATATTGTTAGCTGCTTTAAATATTTATTATTAATATTCCAAGTTTCATTATTTTTCAAAAGTTTTTTGTAGTGCTCTCTTATGCGATCTCTAGACCATTTAACAATTGCTTTATCTAATTTTTTACATGCTCTACAAATAGCTCTTTCACTATCAAAAATGAGCTTTATATTTGTAAGATCACAGTCACCACAATTCTTTGGAAAATAAGGATGCTTTTTTGGAAAGATTTTCTCTTCAGCTCCGGGATTGAATCTGAAGATCTGCTGCTTTGGTTTTTCAGTTGCAGCGTCTCCAGCTTTCATTGCCTCTTCCGGATTGGATACTGCATATTTACCTTTTCTCACTTGCACAACAGTGCACCGACATCCCCATCCATTTGGTGGAAAGTATTTCCTCCAGAAAGGATCTGACACCGGAAGCGTGATTGCGTGCAATGGGCGATGCTCCTCACGAACCTTTTCATCAAATGCTGTTCTATACTGAAGATCATAATTGTCTCCATCTTTAACAAACTCTTTCCATTTGAGTGCCATTTGAACTGATTGAACAGCTAAGTTATATTCGGCGTTTAGGTAGTTTTTATTATATACCTGGTCTATCTTTTGAACATCGTTTAAAAAGTCTTTAAACGGCTTAAAACCGCCGTCTTTACCGATTAAAAGTTGTGATACTTCAGTAAGAGCTTTGTCCGTTTTAAAGCCTGAAAATATGAATGTATTTTGCTCAAGAGCTGCAGTTAGTTCAACCGGAATTTTTTGAGTCAAGCTGATATCCTGGAGTGGTTTATTTAATACCCGGAATGTTTCGTCAATATATTCAATCGCCTGAGGATCTGTGAGCATCTCCGGTGAATATTCCTTTTTATCAAATACCCATTTAACAGTACGCTGAAAAACATCAGGATTAAAATCAGGTATATCATTGTCATCAGATAAAGGATGCTCCGGATTGATTTCATAAAGATTGGTTAAAGCTTCATGTAAGAGTTTGAATTTTGCGGGCGATTTGCTCGCCCTTAGTCGAAAAAATTGTCAGATAATTTTTTTTGAGGTTGTTTTACATTAAGAATGTTAATGTTGTACTTTTCTGCAAAGTATTTAGGATCTATTTCGTAAGAGCCTAAAAGCATCTCCTCAATTTTGATTTGTTGCTCAGGAGTCCAATCAACAGACTCTTCCCAATCGAATTGATATCCGGACACAGGAAAACCATGTTTGATCATTAATGGGATCAGCTTCCAGTTGATCACATCGCGAAGCATATCAGCATCCTTTTCGATTAGATTTTTAAAAACATCGAGGTGAGTTTCAGATTGTGACTTGGATGATCCGTTATCTATGGTCATGGTTTGATTAAGTACACCTTTTGAAAGCTCTGAATTTGCTCTCTCAATTCTGCGATCATAAACTTCAAAAGCATCACCCCGACTTGTTTCTTTGTACTCAATAGTTGTCCCTTCAGGAAACAATCCCCAACCTGCAGCACCCATATCGGCCAAGTACTTTTCCATTTTTGTTAAGTCCTTTGGATCTCTTGAGTTTGTGGTACCGATCCGGATCGGCATGCCAAAGATCTCGCCAAAGGCATCCCAGTATGCTAGCATATTCTTTTTTGACAAAGCTGAAGGGGAACATTTAAGAAGCAACCCAAGATCTTTAGGCTTGCCAACTCCAATACACCAATTAGCGACATCAGATTTGGTATATGAAATTCCTCTCTTGGGATCATCTCCGACAGATTGAACAATCACTTCAAACTCAGGAATCACGTGCTTACGTGGAATTAATTCAACAGAGCTGTACATCATTTTCTCACCATACACAATTTCATTGAATTGAATAAGTGAGTAACCCCAATAACGAGATTCAAGAGCATATAAGCAAAATTCTTTAAACCACTCAGATTCAAATAATGCTGTTATCTCTTCGTTCTCTTTCCCATTTTTATCAACTAATTTAAAAGCTTTCTTTTGAACCATTCCCATACGTTGATCAATACACCCGGAAAGGTGAAGATCTATAGTTACATCTGTATAAACATCGTACAGGTGCCCACGGTAAGGGTTTTCCGGATTAATAGCCATCTGCCATGCTTTACGCCAAAAGGCAATATCTTTTTTTGTAAGGTTATCTGCATTTAGCTTTAGCTCAACCAATAACTTTTTTAATTCCTTTTTCATATCATAATATTAATAACCATAATCACATTTGGGCATCGATCCACCTCTCAATGAACTTGCCTCTTTACCATCTTGATCAATAGCCAATGGAGCATCAAGAGCGACTGATCCACGCGCAGCTCTGTTTAAAAAGTCAATTGCCCTATCGTACCGGTCTTTTACTTTTTCATAAATAATGTCCGGATTTGAAAGCTTTATAATTTGCCAAAGAGTCACATCTTTGCAAAATTCTAATATCAAAGGATGCCTGTCTGATCCTGTAGCTCCAAAAATGGAAGATACATTATACTTCGATAATAAGTAAGATTTGACCTCTTCGATGGCAGCATTAATTGCAATGTCCACAATGGTTGGGTCATTTTCAGTAATTGATTCAATTTGATATTGATAAATTACACTTTTAAGATCTTCAGCTAATAAAAACATTTCGATGATTAATAAGTTTTATAAATGGCAAGTTGCTCTAATGTTTGGATGTCCGTTTTAATGATTCCGGAGTGGATCATATTTTTTAGATCATGTTTTGTTTTAACCATTGGCTTTCCGTCAAACATAATGACAATTGCTTTTTGATTTTTTTTGAATGAAAGTTTGTCAGCCGCTTTGCGAGCATTTATAATCCTGTGCATAAGGATAGATCCTCTGACAAATTTGATTAAATTAGTGAAAAAAAAAGGAGCTTTAAAATTTTGTTTATTTTTCATTACCATTCGTTTTTAGGCCTTGGACGCGAGCCCAAGACAGGTTGATAAATTGCTTGTCTTTTTGATTGCTGAATTATATATATTGCACCTTCATCAGCATCAGGCGCATCATCATGAACTCTTGTGCCTTTTTCAAAGGCTAAAGTTTGATCCATGGCTGCAATCATATCCGGATTGTTTTGCTCATCAATATTATAAGATACAAATCCTCTCTCCCAAAGTGGTGATATAGCTTCAACACGTTGGAATTTATCCGGTTTTTTTCGATGATCAGGACGTATAGGCAACTGATATCCTCTTAAGTTTCCTTCACTTGTAAACTCATCAAGAATGATATCTTGTAAGAAATTAGCCTCCATGTAATAATCACATATTACATCCTCCGGCATCTTTTCGTGAAGATCATAAAACCATCTCACCATCTCAGTAACGCTACATTGACGACAAAAAGCAAAGAGACAATGAAGTTCAGTTCCTTTGACACCCCAAACTTTAATTGCTTTAAAGTCGTTTTTGGTTGTTACTTAGGCTACTATTTTATCGTAATCTTTTAACTTATATGGTTTAACCCATTTGATCCAGTTAAATTTAAAAATACTACCTTCTGTAATCGGGTTGTGCATACATTCGCGTTGAAATCCTCTATATCCTAATAGTTCTTTTCTTTTTTTGATTCTCTCCTTTGTCCAATATTCAGGCCAGCATGAATTACCGTTTTTATCCTCAAGATATATCGTGGAAACCTTAACGCTAGTTATTTTGCAAATATTTAATAATATCATATTTTTTGCAAATGCATTCCCGACCATAATAAACCTACCACCTTCAGCCCCCATTGTTCCCATTAAAGCTTCCTTTACCCAATTGGTTGCATCAGTAATCCTTTGGTCATTTTTAACCATTACATCGTCATCAATATCATCGACAATAATTAAGTCTGGTCTATTAGATAAATCTTTTAACCCACGAGGAGACTGTTCTCTACCTAAACACGTGTAATATTTTCCATCCTTTGTATTAAAATTTCCATCTTGCCATTTTCCATGTGTAACCTGTTTGCCAAAATCATGAATATAACGCTCGTTAAATTGTAGCTCTGCCTGTAAATCTCCGAGTAACTCTTTTGCTGCATCTTCAGACTTGCTGACCAAAACACAGGTTCTATATTGAACTTCATCTTGAATTTTAAGCCATAAAGGTAATATTACACCAACATGAGTTGATTTTGCGCAACCGCGTGGCCACTTCCAAACAGCTGTGTAGTCGAAGTCATCAAGGACCTCGTTTGCGGCTTTGACTTGAAATTTAGCTGGAGGAATTACGGCCTTAGTTCTTTTATCAGTAACTATATGTGGAAAATAATACTCTTCAAAAAATGCATAGTCTTTTTTAGCTCTTTTAATACGCGCAAGTTGTTCCTCTTTAGTTTCACCAGGATTAATAATAGCCATCCGCTGGATATTCTGACAAAGAATTTTCCAGTTTTTTAATGCATCGTTCAAGCCGGGTGTGTTAGCCATTAGTCTTTAAATTCAATTGTTGTTGAGGAAAGTTTATCAGATATAAACAAATCTTGATATCTGTTCATTGTTTTGATTAGATCAGGAGTGAGTTGTGGATCTAATTTCATTCTAGCTATTAACCATTTGTTGTAAGATGAAAAAACATCAATTACTGTAACAACATTCGTTTGCTTATCAATTTTTTCGATTGCAGCTGCAACCTTAACCATTTCATCTGCAGATATTGTTTTTTCTTCTAGCTTGTCATTGAGTTTTTTAAGCATTTTGACAATGAGCTCTTTTCGAGTTATTGTTGTGGCGGCTCGAATTGTATCCCAACCGTATTTTTGTACCCACTTGGTCATTGTTACAGTTGAAACATCAACTTTTTGAGCAATTTCCTTTTGACTCAGACCCTGTAAATAGTACAATTTTGCGAGCTCTTGCTTTTGATTTTGTTCTGTTTTACCCATGCGATTTTTATTAAAATATCTGCAAAAGTAATTTTTTATAAGTGTGAATTTGAATGGTTGTAATACAGTATAAACACATTGTTATACAGTATTATATATTTAAAAATGGTACATGTGCGAATGCTATTTTTGCAATCTCAAACGTGATTAAAATCGAGTTTTAAACATTAAAAAAGTATGAAAAATTAAAGTAAAAAGGCATGGGAAAAACATTTGTAATATCAGATGAAAGTGTAAACAGTTACGGCTTCAGAACAATAACAGCCGGGATTGATTTAAGTGACTTCATTAAAAACCCATTAATGCTATGGGCTCACACTAGATCTTACTCAGATAAAACAGATACTATCCTTCCAATTGGCAAGTGGGAAAACTTAAGAGTGGAAGGTGATAAGTTATTAGCTGATGCAGTTTTTGACATGGATGATCCTTTTGCGGCCAAGATTGCTAAAAAGGTTGATAAAGGTATGATAAACGCATGCTCAATCAATATTAGAGTTCTTGAAGAATCATCAGATCCTTTAATGATAGTTCAAGGGCAAAGATATGCAACCGTGACAAAATCAAAGCTTCGAGAGATCTCAATTACTGATCTTGGATCCAACTTCAGCTCTGTTAGGCTATCAGATGAAAATGGCAAAATCATAGAATTGTCAGCAGGTGGAAAAGATGTTCCACTGGCTTCAATAAATAATGTTAACCAAAATCAAGAAACAATGAAAATTATTGCATTGAAATTAGGGTTGTCAGAGACAGCAACCGAAGCGGAGATTTTAGCAAAAATTGCTGACAATGATAAAAAGTTGTCAGATGCAAGTGCTGAAAACAAAAAACTAAAAGATGAGCAGACCGCAACTCAGAAAAAAACGATTACAAGTATGGTTGATGAGGCGATCCGTACTGAAAAATTAACTGCAGATAAAAAGGATCATTTTATTGCATTAGGTGAAAAACTTGGTGTTGATGGTCTTCAAACAACATTATCAGCACTTCACGCTCCATCTCGCCCGGGATCATTTATTAAAACCGGATCCGAATCCGGCGCTCCTGGTGAGGCAAAAAAGTTGAGTGACTTGAAGGCTGATGATATTAAAGCACTCAGATCAAGTGACCCGGCACAATACGGAAAACTTTTTGAAGCTGAGTATGGATTTAAACCAGAAATTGAATAACCGGGTGTAACCCTTAATTAAAATAGAAAGGAAAAAAATGAAAAAAGTATTAGTTATTGCAATGGCAATTTTGTTCAACTGTTTAGTTGGATCTATGTTGGCGTCACTTGTTGGGATTGCTCCCGGTATTGGTGCCTTATCTCTTAACGGCGCGTCCCTTGTCCTTGGGAACCTTATCCCTGCAGGTTCTTTTGGTGTCGGATTATATGCCGATGTTTGGACAGGGGAAATGGTAAAAAAATTCAGAGACCCTGCCGAATCATTGGGATGGTATGCTAAGATTAGATCATATGATCAGTATGCTGAAAACGATGTAATTCACTTTGTGCACATTGGTGGTGATCCTACAGTATTAATTAACAACACTTCTTATCCTCTTGGAATTGAATCATTAGCAGATGCTGACAAACGTATTGGTCTTGATAAATATCAAACTAAAGCTACATCTATTACCGATGATGAACTTAATGGCATCACTTATGATAAAATCGGTTCTGTAATTGAGCGCCACAAAGCTTCAATTGATGAAAAGAAATATTCAAAAGCTATTCATGCTATTGCCCCAAGTACACATACTGCCAGTACACCTGTTGTTGTAACATCAGGAGATCTTGATGCAGATGGATTAAGAAAAGTTATTAAAAGAACGGATATTATTGCTTTGAAAAAGGCATTTGATAAAATGAATGTTCCAACCGTTGGGCGTGTTCTTGTATTATGTAATGACCATGTTAATGATCTTCTTGATACTGATCAAAAATTTGCAGATCAATATCATAACTATACTACAGGAAAAATCTCTAATATGTATGGATTTGAAATCTATGAATATCAATCTTGCCCATATTTTAATGCAACTACAAAAGCAAAAGTAGCATTTGGAACTGCAGCAGGTGAAAGTGACAGACAGGCATCAGTTGCCTATTATGCACCTCGAATGATGAAAGCCAATGGAACTACAAAAGCTTACTTAAGTGAGGCTAAAAGCGATCCATTGAATCAACAAAACTTATGTAACTTCAGACACTACTCTATTTGTTTGCCGCTTAAAAATGAGGCTATTGGTGCAATTGTTTCAGCACTTCCTGATGCAGCGCCATCAATTTTATCTGCGGAATTAATTGATGCAGTGCCAGCAGCCGGAGCAACATATAATAGAACTGTATCTGCACCTTCTGCATGGGCTATTTCTACTGAAACATCTTGGTTGACAGTTTCAACTGTTTCAGGTAAAGCTAGAATTGTAGTTGCGGCCAATACCGGAGTAGCTCGTTCAGGATCTTACTTGTTATCTCTTGTGGCAGATCCAACCGTTACATTAAAAGTTACCGTTAACCAAGTCGCAGCTGAGTAACCATTAAAAAATAAGTGCCATGATTGATCAAAGAGGCTTAGACAATAATAACCCACTAAACATTAGACATAATGATGATACCTTTCAAGGAGAGGTTGTTCCATCACGCGATCCATTGTTTAAACAATTTATTTCGATGAACTATGGTTATCGAGCCGCATTTCAAACTCTTGGCACTTATTTAGAAGGAGGATGTAATACAATAGATAAAATTATCAAAAGGTGGGCTCCTCCTAAAGATCATAACAATACGGAAAGTTACATTATCAATGTTGCAAAACGGAGCGGAGTAAATAGACATACTATACTATCTAACACTTCAGGTGATCAATATATTAAGATAGTTGCCGCAATGTGTTACAGCGAAAATGGAGTACCTGCAAACATGACTGATGTACTTTCCGGATTTGTTTTACAATCAAAAATTAGAAGAGTATGATGACACCATTTGAAACATTCGTAATGTGGGTAGTAGCACCTCTCGTTTCAGCTTTAGCCGGAGGCTTTGGGGGTTGGTTTTTTGGGCGAAAAAAACAAAGGATCGACACATTTGAAGCTGCTAATGCAACACGCGACAAAGTGATAGCTTCCCTTCAGGCAGATATCGCAATGTTGTTAGTAAAAAATACTGAAGCAAATGAGCAGATTGGAAAACTTACAGAGCAGGTCAAAACTTTAACTACTGAAGTTGAGAAGTTGAAAGAGGACAAAAAAGAGAACGTTAAACTAAAAAAACAAGTACAACACTATGAAAAATTACTTACTGATAACAATATTGATTTTTAGTTTTGCATCTTGTAAAACCATCAAACAAGTTCCGATCACGAATGAAACAACCATCCATGAGCGAGTAGTTACTGTTGCTGTTCCTCAAGACTCTGCCTCTATTGAGATTAACTTTACTGTTGATCCTGTTGCCGGGAGCGTTGTCAAGAATGATACAGTACCAGGATGGTTTTCATTATTGTTTCCAAAGCCTTCTAAATTTAGGATTGCGGACTATACAGAAACTAAATCAAAGAATGTTGAAACATCGTTTAAAGTGAAAGATAACAAGGTTTCAATATCATTTAAAACTACTAGAGATTCAGCACGCGTTGTTGTATCGGATACGTTAAGCAAAAAGGAAGTACCCATAATCGTTCCCAAAGAAGTAAAAGTAAAACAAAAATTGAACTGGTTTCAAAGGACATTTATGTATTCAGGTATAGGGTTTTGGGTACTTCTAATCATTATAATTATTATTAAAATCATCATTAAATTTAAGTAAACATGGTAATTAAAGGTCTAACCGAAATTAAAGTAGGTACAGCAGCATTAGATGGTGTTGAACCAGCCACTCTTACAAAAATTGGGAAGGTATATAAAGAGTCTCTTGAAATCAAGCAAGATGATCCTGAAATAACCGAATTTTTTGAAGAGGGGCAATTGTTCCCTGAAGATTCAACTGAAGAGGGAAAGCCAATTTATTTGGTAGGGGAATTGTTCGCAGATGATACAACTCTTCCATTAATTGGTGGATCAGTAACAACAGGGGACTGGTCAATAAACGAATCGAAAACTACAACACAATATGTGAAATTTATTACAAAACAGGGTAAAGATTTTATAGCTCCAAACTGTAAAATTATTGCAAAATTATTGGGTAAATTAACTGGAAAAGATGTTGTCAGAGTGGGCGTAACATTTAAACCTCTAGCTGTAACATCACCTGCAAAAGCCTTTACGGGAAAAGCAAAAGTATAGTTTTTAAAACCGAATTAAGAAAGCGAGTCTCGGCTCGCTTTTTTTAAATAAAAAATGTATGACAAAATTTGACAAAATATCTGCAGAACAAAAAGAGCTCAACTTATTGATCAATGAGGGGATCTCATTTACATTTGAGTACATGGATCGTAAGCATCCATTTTCACAACCGAAACTGATTAAAAAGACGTTTACAATTCATCAACCTACGCTTGCTGTTATTGACTTATTGTCAGCTGAAGCTATCAATATGGTTGTAGATGAGGATCTGATCAGCAAGGATCCTTTGGGTGAAGCTAAAAAAATTACTGCGGCAGCGGTGGATCCAATGGCTCGTTATATTGCAATTGCGATATTGGGACGTGATGCTGAGATCCCTGTTAATAGCTTGTCAAAATATCCTTCATACAAAAAGAATGAAAAAGAGATCAATGGGATCTCATCACTTATTAAGCGTTCGCTTACCCCTGCACAATTGAGAGAGATTGTAACTGCGATCACACAGATCAGCAATATTGGGGATTTTTTATACTCTATTCGATTAGCAGGCGAAAGCCGAAGCACGACTCCAAATCGGGTAGAGGAAGACGAGGATTAAAATCAACATACGGGCAGCGTGCCATGATATGTGAGTACTTCGGTTGGGAGTACGATTATTTAGTCAGAGGAGTTTCGTGGGCAACTGTTGTGAGAATGTTAATTGATGCACCTGCAACAGTGGATAAGGATGAAGAGGATGAGGAGATTACATTAACGGATGAAAATTCAGAAGCTATTGCAGCATTTATAAATAGTAAGATCAAATGAGTGAACAAGTAAATTTTTCGATTAATTTCTCATCAGATCCTAAAGTTTTAAAAGAAACTGAGGATAGGATAAAAGGGATCTCCCAAGCAACAGCCGGAGCGGAGAAAAGTATTCAACATTATTTTGATGTTACAAAAGAAAACATTACGATACAAAAGCAGGTTGTTGCTGAACTTGAGAAACAACTCAAAGATATTGGACAGGCTATTGAAAACGCTGCACCGGGGAAACTTAAGGGTGATCTTATGCAAGAGAGAGCTTCAATAGCTAGTGAGTTAAATGCTGAGAAAAACGCGCTAGTTCAGCTTGAGGCTGAAGTTAAAAAAACAGAGGTGTCTCATGATACTTTGCGAACAGCGCTCCGTAAGCTTCAGGAGGAGATGGCCCGCATGGAGATGGCCGGAAAAAGAAATACTGATGAGTATAGAGCCCTTCAGCTCGAAGCCGGGAGAGTTGCTGATGCAATTGGTGACGTTAAAAAACAGAGTAGGATCCTTGCCAATGACGAACGAATGTTCCAGGGTGTGATTGAGGGTGTTGGTGGTATTGCTGGCGCGTTTTCAGCGGCACAGGGAGCGGTTGGTTTATTTGCTGGAGAGAATGAGAATTTACAAAAGATCATGACCAGGGTTCAATCTTTGATGGCCATAACAATCGGGCTTCAACAGATCGCACAGGTAGTTAATAAAGATAGTGCGTTTCGGGTTGTTGTTTTAACAAGAGCCAAAGAGATCTGGGCTGCAACAAACATTAAAGTGGCAACGACATTAGGTATAACAACAGGTGCCGCAAGTGTATTAATGGCCACATTGACATTAGGGTTATCAGTTGCTATAACTGCAATTATTGCCGGGCTTTCAATCTTTATTTCAAAACAAGGGGAAGCCAAAAAAGAGATGCAAGAGTTTAATAAAGCGGTTGCTGAGTCTGCGGCCAAACCAGTTGCATCGATTATGAAGCTATCAACAGAGTGGAAAAAGCTCGGCGATAATATCAATGCAAAATCACAGTTCATAAGTGAGCACAGGAAGGAGTTTGACAAATTAGGAGTTACAATTAAAAGTGTAGCGGAAGCTGAGAACCTACTTGTAAAAAATACTGAGGCATTTGTCAACGCTCAAATTGCAAGGGTAAAGGCTGAGGCTATGCGAAGTATTGCAGGGGATAAAATTCAGAAAGCATTAACAAAAGAATTAGAACTTGAAAAAATTCCAGAAAAGGTTGTTGGGAATGTTATAGTTGGGCAAACACAAGTTGGAGATGAAATTGTAACGCAATGGGAGCGAAAGGTTGTTGACAATCAAAAGTATTTAAATGTCAAAAAAGAGGTTGATACGCTTAATAAGGAAATTGCAAACATGTTCACTAAAGCTGCTACTTTTGACAAATTGGCAGATGGGATAATGTCAAAATTGAACACTGGAACTACTAAAGGAATCATTGATGAACTTGAGCAACAAATTAAAGATCTTGAGGAAAAGAAAAAAGGGGCAACTTCTGAAGCTGAGATATCCAAGTATAATAGTGAGATTAAAAATCTCAAAGATAAACTAAAACAATATGATCTTCCAAGTGATCAGTCGAGCTCCAAAGCAATATCAGATTTTAAAAGTATAGTAAAAACTAAACTGGAAGAGATCCAGTTCATTAATGATCGTATCAAATTTTTACAAGATGAGCAATCCAAAATATCTCCTAAAGATAAAAACAGTAAAGAAAAGGGTACCGTTATTAATGATCTCTTAACTGAAGAATTAAAGAGGGCTAAACAGATTACATCAGATATCCTAAATCAATATAAAATATTTTTAGGGCAACGGATTGACTTCTCAACAGATTATTATAATTCCATTTCTGCTATTGATGCTCAGATTGAGAGCACTACTGACGAGGCTAAAAAGAAAGAGCTTCTTCAAATGAAAGAAACCTATAAGGCTCTTTATGATTTGGGAATCAATGGATTTGATGCGCTCAAGCAACTTAACGATGGATCCATTGCGGACTTCGGTACCTTTGAAGAAAAAAAGCTTCAGATCGTACAAAAGTATGAGAAACAAATTTCGGCTGCTCGATTTGCCGGAAATGAATCACTAGTTAAAGGACTTGAAAAGGGAAGGGATCAAGAGATTACCCAACTTTTAGAGGATACTGTTAAGTCTGCTGATGCAATAGCTAAGTTGTTCACCGGGATTGATCAGTTGGGAGATAAGGCAAAAAGTTCAATGATTAAGAATTTGAAATATTTAATCGATTGGGTTGATCAAAACAAAAACAATCCGAATGCCGAGTGGACAGGCACATTTTATATTGACCCAAAGGTCATAGAACAACTTAAGGCAACTCCGGAACTTATTGATAAACTTCGAGAATCATATCGGGAGTTTATTGTAGAAACTGACAAGCCTGCATTTAAAAAATTGACGGATGCAATTGATGAACTTCAAAAGGCAAGAAAAGAAAATAATATTCAAGGCGCTGCTGATGCTTCAGCTAAAATTGCCGAAAATATTGGAGGTGCTACCTTAGAACTGATATCTGCTACAGATTTGTTTGCAGGTTTAATGGATGCTTTTGGGGCAGATAGTAATATAACACAATTTGTATCACAGGCAACTAGTGCTTATGCGACTATTAGTAAATCGGGAATGGATTCAATAGAAGGGGTAAGTTCTTTAATTGGGCTTGCAATTTGGGCTATTGGATATCTCTGGGAAACATCAATTAATGAAGGGAATAAAGCTCTTGCTGGATTAGAAGCTGACATGACCATGTTAGAGAATTCTTCATCAAATCTTAAAGAGCTATGGTCATCAACTTCGTTTAAACCACAAAATGTATTAATGCCGAAGGAACTTTATGGACAAACCATTTTCGTTGATGTAGAATTTAGAACAAAGGAAGAAGCCTTTGATGCGTATAAACAAAACTTGAATGATCAAATTGAGGCTATTCAAAAACAAAGGGAAGCTTATTTAGATTCTTTATTATTTGAAGATAACGCAGATCCGGAAGTACTTGCAGCATTAGCTGCAAAAATAACCGAATTAACAGGTGAACTATATAATGCAGATGAAGCTTTTGCAGAAACATTTGGTGAATGGGGAACGGTTATTGATCAAGTTGGAGATTCAATTTTTGAAGCTTTTGCAAATGGAACCGATGCGGGAATTGCATGGGGGGATGCTATGAAAAAAGTATTTAGGTCAATGATTAAGGATGCATTTACAACATCAATAGTTGCTCAGTATTTACAGCCTGTAATTGATTACATGAACTATGCAATAGCCGATACAGGTGGTGATGCATTGCTAGATGAAAATTATATTAATTACTTTATGAGCTTGATACAAGGCGCATATGATGGCATGGAAGAGGTGTTGCCATATTGGCAAGGGTTCTTTGACAAGTTAGGAATATTTGACACAACTGCCGCCAACGGCCTTCAAACCGCTATTAAAACAATTACATCTGAAGAGGCCGGGATCATAGCCGGTAACTTAAATGCATATAGAATAACTGGATATGAAATAAAAGAACTTATAACTGAAGCGCTTCTTTATTTGAGTAAAATTGAGACAAATACATCTTACATCAAGAAGATTTATGATAAAATTAATTCAACCGGAACAAATAACAGATCACAAGGATTATTATTATGAGCATCATATATAAATTAGACGGCACAGATTTTAAAACTTACTCCATTTATGTGAGTGAGGGCAAAGGGATCCTTGATGATCCAAAATCTAAAAAACGTTTTTCTAGGTCCTGGGACAACCAACATGGTGAATCTGTTGATCTCCGTGAACGATTTGTTGAACCTCGCGAGATCACTCTTGAGTGTTTTGTTAAAGCAACATCAAATGCTGACCTAATAACTAAAACACAGGCGATACGTGCGCTTTTTGCCGCTTCCGGGCTGCGTAGATTATCTATCACGGTTGACACCGCACAACCGCTTGTTTTTGACGTTTATTTGAAAGATCAAATCACTTTTAAAAAGAAATTTCGATCCGGAACAAATGTGGCCACATTTACTTTAAAACTGGTCGATCCTTTACCAGTTAAAAGGGTGATCGCATTTATATTAACTATTAATAAATTCGTTGAGATTGACTTTACTTCTTCAGAACCTTGTAGAATTTTTTGGGGTGATGGATCTTATACAGATCATTCTTTTGGTGGAGCGCAACATACATACCCTGCATTTGGAACTTATTATGCTTCAGTTTGTGGGAACTTATCAAAATTAACATTTCAAGTTGAATCTGCTGATCAATCTAATGTAATATGGACTTTACAGTAACCCGATTAGATAATACCACATACTCGCTCGAGAATGTTATGTCAGGTGTAATAATTACATCTGCAGAACAAAATATGAAATTGATGTCTGATGATACGGTGACTGTTAAGGTTGAGTCACCCGTTAAATTGTGGCATGCAATAGGAGACTCCATAACAGTAATCGGCCGAAAATACAAATTAAACCAACTTCCAAAAGAAGATAAAGATGGAGAAAAATACTCTTATGATTTAACATTTGAAGGAGTTCATTACGATCTTTTAGCCGCCTCATTTAATCTTAATATTGACACGACTACCAACGAGCTTCAGGACTTATTGGGTGATAGTTTAACCGGAAATTTATCCAGGTTTCTAACTGTTATAATTGCAAATGCAAACAGGGTATTTCCCGGAAAATGGGTCGCCGGTAATGTTGTTACATCAACTGATAAAACATTGACTTTTTCTGAAGAGGACAATTGCTTATCTGTTATCAATATGCTATGTGATGAGTTTGACTGTGAATATTATATATCTCAAAATGCCGGTGTAAACACCTTACACTTCCAGGCGATCACCGGTACCGTATCCGGAACGTTTGAGTTCGGATATTTAAAGGGCTATTATCAAATGAACAGGGACAACGTTAACGCTGAAAATCTATGCACTAGATTGTTTGCTTACGGAACAACTGAAAATGTCCCTAATAGGTACCGCGCAGATCGATTATGCTTACCAGGAAAGAATAAAAATGATTCATTTATTCAATCACAAAATAAAATTGATCAATACGGACTTTATGAAAAAAAGAAATATTTTGACATAACACCGGGGCGAACCGGTAAAATAACCGGATTGGGTGCTGATATCAATTCATTTGTGGATTCATCAATGTATGATTTGAATGATAAGTGGCCAGCCAGTCCAGCTGATTATGAGGAGTATTTAGCAATAACAAATCAAGTTGACTCAACTGAAGTGATGGCTTTTTATATTGCACATGTCGTAGGAACTTATAAATATAGAATAACTGAGACACCATTAATTCGATTTACAACCGGTAATTTGTCCGGATATGAAGTTCAGGTTCAATCTTATGATCATGCGACTCACACCTTTAAAATTGTACCCACAAAAGAGCAGGATCTTGACATCCCTTCAGCTGAATATCCAGCTTATCAATTTGGAGTTGGAGATACATATAAGCTCTCTAATGTCAATCTACAATTAATACAAATTCAGGCTGCTGAAACTGAATTGCAGGCAAAGGCTGTTGAATATTTTGTAGATTTTTCAACTCCATTTGTACAATATAGGATTAATTTAGATGAGTTTACAACGCTGTTTAAAAACGCTTCAGCTGAGTCTTTAAATATGTTTTTGCCAGGATATAAAATATATATAAAAGACAATGATTTTCAGATTGATCGTTTAATCCGGATTCAAGAGGTTAAGAGAGATCTTCTCTACCCACTGACTTATGAAATTGTGACGGCAGATGTAACAACTCGAGATAAAAAGTACCAAAGAGTTCGAACCATTGACATTCAGAGTCAGATTAACAATCAGTTTTTTTTGCAAACATCAAAAACATCAAATTTGGCACGTAAAATGTCAAATTTAGTTCCTGTTATTGAAAGAGAAACAATTTTAATCAATGAGGATCCAATTATTAAAGATGGTGTAATGGCCGTTGCAATTAATAATCTTGGGGTTAACGTTAAGTTTGGTGATGGATCTTCAAAATATTCAGAATTAAAATTTGATACTAAGAGTAACTCTGTTGACGTTGAAACTGATGCATCAGAACCAATATTTTACAATCCAATCAACTCTACAACGTATATTTTCAATCGCAATGATGCAACTAGTTCAACTTTTTATTTTGACAGTCAGATCGATAATGTTTTAGGGCTAAAACAGCTTGATGGGAGAATTCATAGAATTGTTGTTGCTAATAAAGGAGCTAAAGAGGTATCTATCACTGCAACGTTAACACAAATTGAAATTGATGAAGGTTCAATAATTAAGGATTTTGGAACAGTTATGGTTAATGAAGGATCATACGCTTTAATTGAATTTTTTTGGTACGAATTATCTGGTATAAGAACATGTGTTACAAAATTGACAATAATTTAAAATATTTGATATGTTAAGCTATAATCTAGGCAATGATTTCAAAATTGATGTGCTTCCAACAATTGGAGGTGTTCCCATAGATTTTTCTTCAGCTGAAGAAATAATTGTTGTTATAACTGATCCGTCAAATAATAAATTCAATCCAGGGTTTGACCTAATTGAGGATCGTTTGAAAGTTGAAATTAAAAAGGAAGATACAAGAATATTGGGCGAATACTTTTTAAAGATTCAGTATCGTATTCCGGATCCAACTTTCTCAGATCAATACCAGGACAAAACGATTGGATTAAATGCCTTTAAAATTGTTCCAGTTGGATCGGCAACAAATAATAATGAAGGTGTGATTGAGTTTGAAATTACATCTGCAGATGATACGCCATCCGGTGCAACTTCAACTAATAAACTTGAATTTCATATTGAGAATGACTTTAAATTCACATTAAGGCCAACTATTGATGATGTTCTTGTAGATCTTGATTCAATGATCGATCTTGAGGTCATTTGTATTAGCTACTCAAAAAAACAATTTATTCCATCATTTTTAATAACTGAAGCCGGAATTGAGATCGAAATTCAAAAAGAGTCAATCGATGTACCCGGTGACTATTTAGTTAAGCTAAAATATAAGCTTCAGGACGCCTCATATCAGGATGGGTACCGACATGTAACCAATGCGATAAACGCCTTTATAATTAAACCTCTTGATGAAACGTTGAGCGCTGCAGGCACTGAAATTGATGTTGAGGGAAGTAAGTGGTATAAGGGGGATGATGGATCCACTCCAGAAATTGGTGCAAACGGTAATTGGTTTATTGACGGAGTTGATACTGGGAAGCCCTCATTGATCAAAAAAACACCAATAAATTTTGCAACTGAAGATTGGGTTAATGTTGGGGGTTTATTTTCGGTAGATCTATTTCATGATTTAAACCAAAAAATGAGTGCTGAAATATATTTCGCATCGGGTGAAAGAATAATTTGTGATTACAATAATAGTCAGCTGAATAAGATTACCCTATATTCAGCTATAAGATTCGACGGGTATGCTTTATTAACATAAATATTAAAAAAAATGAAAACCGTAGGTAAAAGCGAAATTTTAGATCAATTAAAAGTCGGTAGAAACCTGATTTTAAGCATGAGTACTGAAACTCTTGCATCAGTTAGAAATGTAATTGATAATGACTACAGTTGGTTAAGATTGTCAAATGCAACAACTCAAGATGTAGTACTTCCAGATGCAACAGCATTATCTTTAAATTGGAATGTTGTCATAGACGTTCCTAGCACATCTGCAGCCTCTGTAAATGTGAAAACATATCATGAGACCACACCTGTATTGTTGAAAAACGTACTTAGTGGTAAAACCTTCAGATTCACATTAGTGAATAAATCAGCCGCTTCTGGAACTTGGAAAATTGAAATATTAACAGAAAGTGAAATTTCTGAAGCTTCACGCTATGTTGGGGCATTTACTGCAACCACAGAGTGGGGATCAGCTAGTAATGGGTTTTATACTCAAACGATCCCTTCTTCAACTCACGGCATGGGAACGAATCCAACAGTTCAGTTTTCAGAACTTACAGGTGAAGACTATAATCAGGTTGAGCTAGGAACTAACTGCGTAAAAATTTATTCAAACGGGAATGTTGAGTTTAAAGTTCCATCTACTCCAGACTTGAGATTTGCAGGACGTGTAATAATTCTATAAAATGGCTAAAGGACATTACGAAGTAAGAGGGTATTTGTATTTACAGAGTTCGAGTGAAAACTCGGACACTGTAAATGATATCCGTTTGAAAAACAATGCCGGAATATTTGTTATAGAAAAGTGTACTGTTGCAAATTCAACAAAAGGTGGTGGTACCTGGGTTGAGCAATCAACAGGAAGCAGCGGCACATCACTTTGGACTGCAATAACAGCTACTAGAACTGGGGATAGAACTGTGACGGTAACAGGTGATCAAACTGCAAAATTTAAGAAGGGCATGCCAATCAGATGGAAAGAAGGGGGTGTTCAAAAATGGGGAATGGTTTCAATAGCTTCTACTTATTCAACCGTAACCACAATAACTTTTATCGGATGTGTTTGTGCCTCAATAGATGAAGGTAGTTTTTATTATTCATCTATTATAGGATTTGAGCAATTTAAAGAACCATTTAACCTAGCAGGAACAGTAGGTGCAAGTGGTACTAATATAATGCGTGAATTTTATCCAATGGAGACTTATTATATGGTTGGATTAGAATTCCAAGTAGGTAGTGCTGGTACAACGGGAAACGTTACTATAGATGGTAATGTTGACGGTTCTTCCGTTTTTTCTACAAAGCCTACATTAGGTGCATCATCAGCATACAGCACAACTCCTTTTACTTGTAATAGTGCCACGATTATCACAATCGGAAATGTAGTTACTTTTGATGTTGACGCTGTAAGAACTGGGACTCACGCTGTTAATCTTTATATACAATTATACATTATACCTGAAAGATTTTTTACTTTAAATTAAAATAAAATGGGACAAGAAAGATTTGAAATACTAAACGACAATGCGACCACTGTTGGTGACGTAAGAGTTAAATTTATTGAAACTATGGAGGTCGAAAAACCACCATATTCTGAAAACGATGTGCTTAGAACGCTAGCAGATTTGGAACGCATGAAAGCCGAAACTATTATTAGAATCGACGCTGAAATCGAACTCAATAATCAGATGCTTTTGAAAATTAGAGCTATTGATAGAACAATTAACGCTACAGAATAATGAGTTTTGGAGAATTTATAGGGAGCGGACCTTCTGTATCTAAATTGATACTACACATGAATGGTAACTCTAACGATTCAAGCGGTAACGTATTAAATGGGATTGATAAATATATAACTTATTCAGAAGCAAATGGGAGATTCAATGAGGGAGCTGTTTTTAATGGGATAAATAGTAAAATAACACTACCAGCATCAACAATTTTAGATTTGCATATGTTTTCTCATACTGTTATCTATTGGGTAAAATTAACGGCAAACCCTTCTGTATTATGGGGATATTTAGCTGGAAAGGGTAGTTATTCTCTAAACAAAACGTATTGGGCATCAAGAATTAGAAACAATGGGAAAATCGAGCATCTTATTTCAAGTAATAGCGATTCACAATATGATTTTTTTTCATCAACACCTACATTACCACTTGGGGCATGGAATTGCATAATATTTACTTGGGATAAGACAAATAGAGTTATTAAATGCTATTTAAATGGTTCTTTAATAACTGGTACTATGACAAATGGAGGTGCTTCTCTTCCCGTTTACCAAGAGACAATAAATACTTATGTTGGTGTTGATAATTTAAACAATTATGGATACTTAAACGGGAGTATGGATAGTCCAATATTTGAAAGTGGGATATGGACTCCAGAGAAATGTCAAAAATACTATACAAATGCTTTAGGAAGATTTTAGATGTAAAAAAAAGCCCCCATCTCCCTGTATAGCTTCTTACCAGGACAACTATACAAAACTAAGGTGCGATAACACCACGACAGAGGCAAATGTCTCTACGGTGTTATCGCACCTTTATTATATGTAAAAAACGCTCCTGGTAAGAACAGGGCAAAATTAATAAAAATTTCAAAACAAAAAACCAAACTTTTATGAATGTTCAAATGAATCAAAAAACAAAAACTTACACAAATGCTCCATTACCATTTATGGGGCAAAAACGTCGCTTTTTAAAACAATTTAAAAGCTGTTTAAACGATCAATTTCCGGACAATTTATTGTTTGTCGACCTATTTGGCGGAAGTGAATTATTGTCGCACACAGTCAAAAGAAATAGGCCAACAGCGCGAGTTATTTATAATGACTTTGATCACTACAGTAAAAGAATCGAAAACATTGCAGTTACTAATAAACTTTTGGCTGAATTGAGAGTGATTGTAGCTGATCGCACGAAAGATGTTCGCCTTGATGATATCGCCAAAAAGCGAATTTTAGACATCGTTTGTAAGTATGATCAACAATATTATGTCGATTATATTACTTTGTCTTCGAATCTATTATTCAGCATGAAATACGTGTTGAATTATGATGATCTGACAAAGCAAACATTTTATAACTGTATCAGATCCTCTGACTATTCGGCAACGGGTTATCTTGATGGGATTGAGGTTGTATCTGAAGACTATTTTAAAATATTTGAACAATTTAAAGATGTTCCGGGTGTTGTCTTTATAGTTGATCCTCCGTATCTTTCAACCGAGTGTTCGGTATATGATAATTATTGGAAGCTGAAGGACTATTTAAATGTGCTCAGAGTATTAGCTAACACATCATATATTTATTTTACTTCCAATAAATCATCGATCATAGAGCTCTGTGAATGGATAGATAGTAATAAACAATTTGAGAAC